TTCTGTTTACGTACATAGCGTACTCAGAAGGCGCTCCTTGCTTATCAAGCTCCATAATGATATCATCAAACTCGCCAAATGAATCAAGAGGGTTAGAGTTAGCGTTGCTAACCTGAATTCCTCTTTCTTCAATAGCAGAAAAGTATCCTTGAGATCCAGCAATGTCGTTAGAAAGTGCAGCTCCACCTGATCCATCATGTTGCTCACCTAAAAGAAGCATCATTTCACGACGATCCTCAAAACGAGCGCGAGCTTCTTGCTCACCCTTCATGAACCAACGGTACTCACCACCGCCTACGTTTACCCAACCGATATTCGTAGCCTGTGATCCGTTAACCTCATAACGATCTTTAACGATCATGAATGGGTTAGACTTTCTCACTGCGTTGAAATCGTCGAATGCTGTAGGTTGGTTAGTTCCCTGAGCGTACATGTTACCAAGCTTAATCCACTCTCCGCCTACTGCGTCGTAGTCAGAGCTTGTTACAGTAGTTCCGTCAAGCTTGATCATTACAACATTTGCAGCTTCACCTGTTCCGTATCCACCAGACTTCACAATAAAGCGAGTTCCAGTAGAACTATCCATTACTACGTCATTTACCTGTACGTTAGACGTAAAGTTATCATCACCAGCAGCTACAGTAATTGTATCTCCGTTGTCTGTGATATTACCTACAGCGTATGTAAACGACTTATGACGACGACCTGCCTCCCACCAGTCAATCTGGTCTGAAGATCCGCCGCTGTTGATTGCCCCTGTTAGTTTAAGAAATCCAGTGATACCTTGATCACCGTAAGTCTCAACGAGGTTAGGCATTACCTCATCTTTTGTTGTTTTAATAAGAGTGTCTACTGTTGTATATGATTCTGGAGTAACTCTAAATGTACCCGCAGCACCATCAATATTAGGTAGATCTGTTCCTCTATTTGTTCCTAATGTTGCCATTGTTTCTTAGTTTTTAAATGTTGAAAGTCATCTTGTTGGAATTGCTGTTCATAATTTGTTTTACTTGATCAGCCAAAGGAGAACTATTGTTCTGCCCCCCAACTACAGGTGACTTGGTTGAAATATTAGCCGCTTTATCTACTATACCTCTCTGCCCATCACTGAGCCCTTGCGTATAAGCCGAAGAAACTATCTTGTCGATATTGTCCCTTACAGCCATCGTAGATGAAAGAGCATCAAAATCCCAGTTACCATCATCTTTAACAAATGAGTCAAAGAAAGAATCTAACTGAGCGTTGCTTTCTTTCAATTTATTTCTGTAGCTTTCGTCTAATCCAAAAGTAAATGTCTTATCGCCACCAAGGTCAAACTCTAGACCTTCAAGCGCATCTACCTCTTTGGACATTTTCGAAACCCAGTCGTCATTAATGAAAGATTCTCCAGATGTTGATTTAGATTCTGGAAGCATATATTTAGAACGCATGTTCTCTATAGAGCCTCTAGCTTTTTCCGCCTCAATTTTTAACTGAAGTTTTGCAACATTCAAATCTTGCTCTGAGTTTAAATCAGGGTCTAGATTATATTTGCTTTTAAGAAGTAGCTCTACCTCTGACGCTGTAAGGCTTGGATTGTCGGTTGCCATTTGAACCTTTACAGCCATTAAATCGTCCATTTCAGACGGATTTAAAGACTGGTACGTAAACCAATCCTGTGGATCTCTACCAGTTTCTTCTACAAATCTAGCAATAGCATCCACCCTTTCGTCAAGCTGTTTAGCTTCTTCTTGTGCAGTTGAAAAATCTTCGAAAGAAGAAATGTCTCTACCGAGCCTTTCGCTCATGTAACTGAAGACTGCTTCTTCGATTTCACCTTCAGAGTACTGCGGACTCTCATCACTTACAACATTCTCTTGTTGGGGTTGTGATAAATCTGGTTCTGCCTGAGGTTCGCTTACTGAAGCGGTCTCTGGGGCAGTAGTTTCCTGAACCGACTGAGACTCCTGCTGTGGAGTCTCTTGAGTTGGTGTTTCTGTTTGCTGTGAGTCTGCCTGCATTGAAGCGGCAAGCTCTTGAGGAGAATCAAAGATCTCCACTTTTTCAAATTGTTCTTCCATTATATTAAATTTTTAGTTTCTATTAAAGAGTTGTGCTAGGGTCTTTAGCTGGGCCAAAGTAACATATAATCCCGTCTGTAGCTTGATTATCTGCAAGGCTTACACAAGTCCATCTACCATATATAGT